TATGTTTGTTGATACGATCTGTAGTCTTGTACAAATCCTCCAACATCATGTACTGCTCAGAATCCGCGGGCAGTGAACCCATCTGTCCACGTGGCCATTTTATTCTAAACTCTGTATTCTGTTCGACATCCTGTTCCATTATCTTGATCTTAGTGTCAGCGATGTTCAGGCGTTCAACCATCTGGAAATAACCCATGGTTCCGAGTGCCACGATTATTATCAACGAGGCTACCGTTTTCATTGGCATCTGCACAGCAGCAGATTCAGATATTGTTAAAGGTTTCTTACTCATTTAATTTTGGTTTTGGTAGAGGGATTATATAATCTTTTGAATCAAGTTTCAACGGCTGTGGAGGCCGTACGAAAAAAGCTAGTAAACATAACAAAATTATTAGTATTGCTGTGAATCTGTAATCCATAACAGCCTCCAATCATTTTTACCTTTTCCAAAAAATCAATCTTTTTAAAAACTCTTTTATTTTTTTAATCATGTTTTTTCTCCTCTATTTCATAGAAGAACTTGTCGGTGTCCTCTGTCCGCCACGCTCTGCTATCTTCAACGTTCCATTCAGATGTCTGCACTTTCCAATCAGGGGTCTCATCTTTCACAGTGAAAGAAGGTATATCCCATATACAACGATTGTTTGGCTGTGCTGCAAAATTGCCATCATCTAAGGCAATTATGTGAGCGCACTTGTGTTCGTGCGGAATCTCTGAATGATCAGTGTCGAGTATGTTAGCTTCTGGATGAGCAAAGTCAATAGTAAATAAATATTTACCTGAGTGCCATTTCTTATCTTTTCCGATATACTTACCGGCCTGTGATTCTAAAACGTCCCAAGAATGGACAGAAGGATAATAAGAAAAACAATTCCAGAGCTGTAATTCATCAAGTCGTCTTGTGGGCACTCGGGATGGCTCAAATCCCTTTTGAATAAACGCGCTAATTGGTAGGCGATAAAATATTGCACCGTTTTCCATAATAGCATGCCATAGTATGCTCCTACCTGTAAGAGCGCTAATACCAAAGATAATGCAGTCTTCAACTTCTCCATGATGTTTTTGTAAGTCATATAAATACTCTCTCCTTATCTGTGCATATATTGGTGGTATGTTTGCATTTAAGTAAGCCATAATTTATCCTCATCTAATTGTACCCCAATTTGGTCCAGATTCATAGTCCACTTTGTTGGGCACTTTAAGTTTTATTGCATCTTCCATAATAGACTTTATTTTTTTAGCTTGCTCATCATTCTTGATCGAAAAACAAAGCTCATCATGAATTTGTATGTGTGGTATTATACCTTGTTCGTAAAGATCTACCATAGCCTTCTTTGTCATATCCGCAGCAGACCCTTGTATCAATCTATTCAAAGCTTTGTAAGTAAACGCAGGTCTATAATGTTTTTCAAAATATTTACCCTGTGGATCACTTTCATGTCTGTTTTTTGCTTTCTCTGCATGATACCTATTTTCTGCTTCGTCTCTGTTTAATATAGGCACCGGTATTTTAACTATTTGTTTTTTACCATCTATTTCTTGATAATCACTTATTTCAAATACTCCTTTTTCAGGATTCCATTCTTTGTTGACAGGTTCCCATTTATCAAATCTACAAAACCTATCCTCTAGTGTGTAAATATTTTTATTTTTCTCTGCAAAATCTTGTAGTCCTTGTGATAACTTTCTAACAAAAGGGACCTGACTATGGTATTTTTCAAAAAGTTCTTTTGCTTCGTCATCTTCTAATTCTAAAGATCTAGCTAATTTATTCTTACCCATGCCATAAAAAAGACCTAGGTTGATTGTTTTTGCCTGTTTCCTGGTAATTTTAGCCATTTTAGCGACGATTTCGTGAAAATCTGTGTCTGGGTCCTCTTGATACTCCTCGGCCATCTCCTCGGCTCCGTGAAAGCCATTTTTCAAAGCATAGTGCACAACCAGTCTAGGCTCCTGTTGTGAGTAATCAAATGATCCCCACTTGTGGTCCTCCTCTGGTAAAAATAATTCTCGTATCTTACTACCTAACTCACTTCTAGCCGGTATCTGTTGTAAGTTTGGATTACGCATAGAAAATCTACCTGTGACTGTCCCACCTTGATCTGATCTTATTTGATTTATATCTGCGTGTATTCTACCTTTGTGTATAAATTTTAAAATACCACTTACAAAAGTGTTAAAGAGTTTATCTAATTGTCTAGCTTTTGCAATCATTTTTAAATATTTATTTGTATGTGATTCTAGATATAGTTTTGTTATACTAGCTCGCCCTGTTTTAGGTGTAGTTTTATAGTCTGTAATTTTTTGATGATTTAATAATGGTTGAATAGAATCTGCAGCCCAGATGTCGACGTCAAGACCTGTTTCTTTTTTAATTATTTTTAATATTTCTGCTTGTTCTTTTTTAAGAGTATCGCCAAATGTTTTTGCTTTTTCTTCGTCGACTCTTACACCTAAAAATCTCATCTCAACTAGACAAGGGAACAACCTTGTTTCTATGTCAAATATATTCTCTAAAGTTTTTTTATTTTTAGACTCTGTATCTATTGGTGCTTTAATTATTTTTTCAAATTTATTCCAAAGTCTTAATGTTAGTGAAACGTCTTGCTCTGCATAATCAACAACTAAATCATAGGGCAGTTTATGCATGTTAGTCATTGGATCTGATATTCCATGTAGTTCTTTTGATTTGTCTGCAAGATCGTATTTGTATTTATTGTCGTTTAAATAATCTTTTGCTAGTGCATCTAAACTATACTTTGGCCTGTTCTCATCAATGACTGACGCTGCTATCATAGTATCATACACAGGTCCCTTTAACATCATGCCTGTAGCTGCACGTATCCAACAAACGTCGTACATGGCATTGTGAAATACTTTTGTTACTTTTTCGTTTTGAAAAAGTATTTTATTTAAATGTTTCCATAAACTATTCTTACCGATGTTTTGACCTGAATGTAAGTGAGCTATTGGAAAATAATATTTTTCATCTCTGTATGCAATAGCAACTCCACAAACTTTACCTTTACCAATAATGGCCCCTGATCCGTGAGTCTTGAGGTCTGGGTCATGTGTCTCTAAGTCGACAGCAACGACGTCACCGTCTCTAATATCTAAGTCCTCTAAATCTGGTATCACTTATAATCTCTCTCTATAATCATTTCTATAAAATGTATTGCTTTCAACAAATCCTCCTTACCATTTTTATCCTGATGTCTTATGATATATTTAATAGCACATCCTTCTGGATATAGCAATTTATTAGCAACCACAAACTTACTTGGCTGAATGACATATTTTTGATAATGAGATCCTCCGTGTTGTTTATCCCAAACTTTGCTCATGAGTATCCTCCTTTCCTGCAAATGTTAAATTAGTTGTGCTTTTTAATAACCATAAAGTTTTTCTTGCACGTGAGCATGCAACAAACTTCATTCGTTTCTTTGAAAATAAATCTTCTTCTTTTGTTAATTTAAAATCAAAAACTACGTTATCAAACTCTTTACCTTTAATCGTATGTATGTTTTCTAAAAAAATTCTTTTGTCTTCTAAATCTCTGTTGTTATTTACTATCTGACGTATGTAATTTTTCATGTGTATTGTATCCACTTTGCTAATTAACTGAAAATCATTTATGTTTTTTATACCTGGAACGACAAACCCTTTGTCGACTAACCAGTTTATATCGTAACTTCCATTATCTTCATCTTCTAGTTGTTGAATAGTTTTTCGTGTGTATTGTGGATGCATAGCTTTGAACATAGCTTTAATTTTTGTTAATGATCTTTTTTCTCCGTTAGCAAAACCTATAAATTCTCTTTGGTTTTTAACATCGTTGGTTGGATATTTAAATTTAAACTTACTCTTTTCTTTGTTTGGTATCTTAACAGGAATGCCTATCTGCATAATATAGTTTATCATATCTCTTGGTTCACCACCTCTGTAAGTAAATATAAAGTTTTCATCTGTATTTAATATTCGATTTTTTAATTCAGACGCAAAAGGGTCTTGCGTCAAACTTGATAAATAAAATAATTCACCTTCTACAGTTTGACCATTCTCTTCTCTTGGTTTCCATACCCTAGTGTAATCGTACTCTTGCCAGATATCTTGTATTATCTTTTTACAATAATCATTTATTATTCTAGGACATCTGTATCCTTGTTCTAGTTCTATTTCTGGATTAGCAAATTCTTTGTGAAAAGAATCTGGATTTGCACCAGCAAACTCGAAGATAGCCTGGTCTGGATCTCCTGCTTTGTAAAAGTAATCCACATTCTTTGACATAACTTCTTCTGCTTTTCTTTGTATAACACTAGAGTCTTGTGCTTCGTCCACGATTAATACTTTTATATCTCTGCAAAGTTTTTCAGATTCTTCTCTGTTGTTATAAAAATCCTCTACCATATCTTGAAAGTCTAATATCTTTGTAGTTCTACCATTTATCTTTTCGTTAGTTTTAAATTTTATATAGTCTTTCTCCATTTCAATTAATTCTTCGATAGTATATTCGTAGTCTTTCTTCTCATCAAAACTTAAACTTCTGTAATACGCTAATACTTCTTTACCGTTGTCTCTTGCGAAACTCATAAATTTAAAAAAAGGATGTATTGCAAACAAACCTTGCACGCTGTTAAACTTTTTATTTGATGTATACTTATCAAACATTGGATAAATATTTTTTAGTATTTCGTAGTCTTCAATTAAAAAAGCTTTTCCTGTTATACGATTCTTACAAAACTTGTGAACTGTTGTAACGTTTTCTTCTAGTGTTGCTTTTGATTGTTTTACTAAATGAAATATTTCTTTTCCTGTTTGTTTTTGAAAAGTTTCTATACTTTTGTTTTCAGATATTTTACCTCTGATGTGGTCAGCTGCAGTGTTCGTATGAGATATAACTATTATATCTGTTGGTGAGTATTGCTCTAAATGTGTATAGTATATCTCAACTAACTTTGTTGTTTTACCTGTGCCTGGTGGTCCCGCTATCCTAATTTTTTTCATGTGTTATCTTCTTTGCTGCATCTCCTAATACTGTGTATTGTTCCGTATCAGATTTAAAATGCCATGTTGGACAAGAGACATCTTTTTTTAAAACTTTGTTGTATACTTTGCCTCTTAAATTATTAGCCTGCATTATGTTTCTTAAATTAAAACATATTTGCCTTTGTGATGTATTATCTTTTTGTGATCTAAAATATTCTACTAATTTTGTTAATCTAAAATGAATACGTCCATTGTCTTCTACATAACAGCCGCCATCTAACAAAGCGTCTTGATTAAAAGACACAGTGGCTTTTCGTATAAAGGCATACACCATATTTTTAAATTCATGATCGTCACTAGCCTCTTCATCTGCCTCTTCGTAAACTCTTTTTCCTAATCTAGCATATTGAAAGGCTTGAAACTCTAAGGGTTTCATTTTTAAAATTGCAGGGTGTGGAAAATTTCCTGAGTTTGCTAATATGTTTATCCATTTATGTTTGTCTATAATGTCAGCACCAGACATCTGCACTTTAATTCTAATAAAACCATCTCCTGTTCTGTTTTTAACATCAACTGACTCGTAGTAGATAGGAGGTTTACTTGTAAATTCTGTTATGTCACCGACTGCTTGTTCTGCCTTAATCAATTCTGCTGCTTGTTCTGGATCTATACCACATGAGTTTCTAACACACGCAGAAGCATCACAATATTTTTTGATTGCCGGTCTTTTGCAAAGATATTTATATTCTCTGTCTGTTGATTTTAATATTGTGTCCTGTATCTCTTTTTCTTCTAATGGCATGGACATGTATTCTCTGTTAAAATGTTTTAGCAATCCAGGTGCATCCATTTTACTATATGCTTCTATTTTCTTTACACCTTTTTCTACTGCTCGCATCGACCAGGTATACATATGTAATAAATAATCGTTTCTGTTTTCGTTTGGAATCTTGCCATCATTTAGTTTCAAACAGTTTTTTGTGCATGGTAAAAAGAAATCTTCCAAAGTTTTTTCTTTTACTTGTTTTATTTTCTTTTTAGGTGTTTCTATTTCTTCTTTTAAGTAATCTGTAAGATCAGTTTGTGCATACTTATCATGTAGTTCAAAGAATTGATCAATCGTTGCATCTTCAAACTCATCTGTGTATGCATATGTACTACCTATTTCGTGATTAAAGTATGGCATGTTCAACCATGATCCATCTTTTTTGTCTGCTAAAGATGTTTGCATTGGATAAACTCTATCTAAAATATCAGCTAAACCTAGTTGACCTGCAAACTTTTTCATAACTGTTTGCACTTCTTCAGCACTAGTAAATTCTTTCATAAACATATAGACGTGTGCTCTACCACTTTTTGATCTAAACATTATTAATGGTAGTTTAAGTTTTCTTATTTTCTTTAATAAATCTTCGTAGTCGTAATTGTTTACGTCAATATCTATTGCACCCCATTTACAGGTGCCGTCATCTTTTAATGGAAAAATACCGAGTCTATTACCCACACCATTGAGATGATTATCCCAAATCTGTTTTGTAATTGGTTTATGTTCTACCCAAGGTCTGCCCTCTACTTTTATAGAAAGTTTTTTATCATTCTTTTTAAATTGACCGTAAGCACGTTCTAAACCCTCAAATATATTTATAAATCTATCTAACATATTGATGCGTGGGCGTTTCCACGCTAGCTTCGACGCCCACTACCTAGGATTTTATAAATCTAATGAAGCTTTTTTAACTTCTTGATTCTCTGGTTTAGCCTCTACCTCACCTTTACCTACGCTGACAGCAAAAGTTCTAGCCATGTCATACAAATCTTTTTTTTCGACAGGACCAACCTTTGACACATCCCAACCAAACCATGTTCCTTTGTCGTTAGACATCTGAACGGTCTTTAAGTTATAAATGTGGCTGTAAGTAGGCGGTGTGAATAAACCGTTCTTACCTTGCATTTTTAAACCCATCATCATTGAGTTCCATTTTCTACTAACTTTTAATTGAGTAGACTTCATAGATATCAATGCCGTGCCTGGGTTTTTTC